TCAGTTCTCCGTAGTGCGGAGCTGAACGGTGATGCGGCCACCGAAATCGGACGTGTCCGATGGGGGAGTGAAGCTCCGAAACTCCAGTTGGTCGATCAGAACCTTCTTGACCACCGGGGTGGTGTTAGTGAACTCCACGAGGGTGATCTCTGCGCCGGCAGCGTGCATGCCGCGCACCGCCTCCCAGCGGTCCCGCGGTAGCTGCGGGTCGTTGGCGTCATCGCCGTACTTGTCGACCTCGTCCTGGAAGCAGTTCACGGTGAACGTGATCAGCTCCGCGGTACGCGGCGCCGGGTACGCCTTCACTTGATAGGTGTTGAAGATGCAGCCGGCACCCTTCAGGTGGAACTCCAGCTGCAGCCATTCGGAGAGCCCGGTCAGGCCGAACTCGTCCATGTCGTTCAAGGTGTGACCGAACGTGCCGAGCGGGACGGCGACACCGTCCGGCAGTTTGCCGATCACTTCGACATCGGAGTTGGCGAAGCTGCCTCGGATGAGGGCCAGCTTGAAGAACTTCTGCTCCACCGTGTCGTACCGGATTCGACTGGTGCGGAAGTAGGCGTCGCCGTTACTGCCTGGCGAGGCGCCCTCCACAAAGATTCCGTCTTCGGTTGTCCAGACGATCCGCTCGCTGTTCGGGAGAACGGTGACCGTCTTGACGCTGGAGTGCGAGGGGGTGTAACTGCTGGGCGGGCGCAGGCTTGGCGCCCAGGCGTTGCGACCTGCAGGGTCGACCACCATTGACACGTCGACCGCCACTAGACCGGTAGTGCCGTCGACCTGCTGGTTGGTGTAGGAGCCGTAGACCAGGCGGTCCCGCGAGGTGAGCGAGTAGACAGGCTGATTCACGTTCACAGACGCAGCGTTGATTTTCAGGTTGCCGGTGTAGGTGTCGTAGGTGCAGACATGGATGCCCTTGTTGGTGCCGACCACCAGGAAGGAGGCCAGCATGTCCTCCATCGAGTAGACGAACTCTCCGAGGGAGAACCGGCCGACCACCGTCCCGCCGTCTAGGGTGGGAGTGCCGCCTGTGTTGCTCAGGCCGAGGGAGATGATCAGGCTGCGGGTTCCGTCGCTGCCGGCGAACAGCATGCCGCCTGGCGACTCGCTCACGGCAGCCCAGGTCCACTGGGCGCCGGGGTAGGTGTAGGACGTGGTGGGCAGGACGGCATGTGCTGTCGCTGCCACATTCAACTGGTAGATGTTCTTGCCCAGCGCGGCCATGAGTCGCGCCTTCGTCCAGGACACGATTCCCGTAGTACCGGCACAGTTGTAGAGCGCCGTTGGGGCCGTACTGGTACCCAGTACACCCTTGACCACATATGCGGTCTCTCCGCTTACAGCGGTGCTGAGCAGGACCGAGGCGTAGTAGTTGGCACCATCGGTCGTGATCGACACGAGGGTGACCTTGCTGGCACCGCCGAAGTCGGTACCGGAGAAGTCCACGGCAGTGACTGTCGGTGCAGCGTCAGGTCCACTGCTCCAGACGATGGAGTAGAGGAAGTTCTTGCCGCCGACCATCAGGCAGTCTTTACCGGCCGCAGTGACACCGGATACGGCACAGTTGCCGGTGGTGTTCACCAGCGTCTGCGCGGTGAGCAGGCAGTCCGGCAGGCGGGTCACCTTGCCAGGCGTCCACGGGTCGATGCCGAGCGAGGCATCGAACCTGTAGTGGTCGATGCGTTCCTTCTCGTACTCGAAGCTGCTGGTGCCCTGCTCCAGGTTCAACTGCCCTGCGCCAGCGTGAAAGCTGGACTGCGACTTGGGCCACGGCAGAGCGACCAGGGTCTGCTCGCCAGGTTCGGTGGAGTTGTCCACACGCTGCGTCGTGGACTGTTCACCGGACAGCACGTAAGGGAACTGCTGGTCGGTGGCGAAGCGGAAGCCCCAGCCACCCAGCATGATGTCGTAGGCGCCAGGGTTGTCGTAGGAGCTACTGCTGGATGTCGAGCCGGGGGTTGGTAGCGCCGGCAGCGTGGAAGGCAGCGAGAACATAACTGGTCCTTCCGGGGTCAGGCGACCCGTTCGACGCGCAGGAAGGTGTCGCCACCGGATACCCCGGTGCTCACGTTGTAATTGGCACTTGAGGACGGCGACACTATGAGCCTGATGGCATCACCAGCTGCGAGCGTCACGTCCTTGGGACCAAAAACGATGGTCGTTGAACCGGAACTGCTTACCGGAATGATCGAAGCGACCAGGTAATTGCCATTCGAGTTCTTGCTCGCGCCAGCGGCACACCGACCACTGTTGATATCGACAGTGACAGATCCGCTGATCCTGTAGCGACCACCCTTGCCGGCTGGGATCACGACTGCCGTGAACGACGAACCAGAGTCAGGCGCGCAACCCAAGGTGTTGAAATCTGGGGCGGTCAGACCCAGGTTCGCAACCCATGTCGCGCCCGCACCGCCAAGAGGCATCGCGCTTGGGTTGGTGATCTGACAGATCTCGTTCGGCGCCACCTTGGATGACGCGGTGGCCTGTCCGGTGACGGCCAAGGTTCCGCCGACCGTCTCGTTCCCGTCGACCTGGAGGTTGCCGGTCACATGCTGCGCGGCAACCGTCGCAGTGCCAGTCACGGTTGGAGACGAGATCGTCGGGCTGGACTGCGTACCGCCCGTGATCGTCGGGCTGGTCAGCGTCTTGTTCGTCAGGTTCTGCGTGTCGGTCGTGCCGACGACGGAGCCACCCACGCCGTGAACGCCGGCCGAAGCAGAGCTATGAGCATTGGCCTCGTCGATGTCCCGGCGAACGATGCCGTGGTCGAGAGTGGCGCCCGAGAGGTGCGACAGGCTGGCTGTGCCATCCTGTCCGCGGGTGATCGTCAGGGTGCTGCTAGCAATCGCGGTGACTTCCACGATCTCTTCGTTGCCCGTGTTCGCCTCGAACACCGCCATGAACGGCGTCTGACTGGGCCAGCCCACGAGGCTGGCGACGACGCACGTCGTGGCACCACTGGTGATGGTCGCCGTGATAGTGGTTTGCGGTGCGTTGTTGACGAAGTACCGACGCTCAGTGGAGTTAGCCATCAGAAGGTCCTGACCATTCGGGTCTTGTAGCGAATCCGCAGGGCGCGAGCCTCGTTCTGAAGGCGCTGCTGGAACATCGCTTCGGCGTACTGACTGGCCTTCTCGCCAGCGAAGGGAGGCACGACCTTGCTTCGGTCGGACTGCTCGGCAGACTTGATCTGCGCCCGAGCGATATCCAGGGTGGATGCTTGGGCTGCGATCACGCCCAGGCGGATCACATCGGAACAGCTGGACGGCAGGCCGGTCAGCGCGAAGTCGTCAGCCTCGCTGGTGAGTAGCGTCGGCTCACACATGTAGACGATGCGAAGCGGGCGACCGATCAAAGCCCCACTGCCCAGCCGGAACGTCTGGTCGAACGGGTCGAGCGTGTAGCTGTTACACTTCACCCAGTTCCCTAGCGGGTCCTGCCATTGTGCGTCGAGCACCTTGGCCCCATCAGGGATGTTGGGGATTGCGTACGTGTTGGACGGCCAGTGAACGACGGTGGTGTAGTCCTTGACCGCGAACAGGTCCGGGTAGACCGCGCCGATCACGTCATTGATGGACGTCAACAGTTCGGCTCGGGGGAACGCGGGACGGGTGGTGATGAGCGCACCGGCCGAGTGGGCAGACGGCGTGGTGGCGTGCATGCCACGACCGAAGCCGGGAATAGTGCAGCGGCCAGTTGCCTGGTCGACACCCTTGACGTAGATCTGTTCGGAGTCGATCTCGACCAGACCGGGCGAGATGCCGACTGCCTGGCCGAATGTGTCGGTGACGGTGAACGTCATGTCGGTCGGACTCATGTCCGCGGCGAGTCCGGTGACTCGGTCCTGCGAGGCGCCGTAGCCATGCAGACCCTGCTGGATCAGGTCGATGATGTCGCCTGCGGTCGTCATGGTCGTCCTTACTGGTCAGCGCGGTAAGGAACGCCTCCCGCTGCCTTGGTGGCAGCTCGGGCGAAGTCCACGTCGCGCTTGAAGAATGAGGCAGGCTGCATGCCCTCACGGCGTGCGTCCTGGTATTCCCTGATCTGATGTTCCTGGTTGGTGCGGTAGGCGTGCGCTTCCACGTCCGCAACCTGCAGGCTCTTGGAGCGCAGACAGTCGCCGTAAGAGGCGTGGTCCTGGGTGAGGCATCCTGAACTGCAGGCCATGCTTGTCCTTCCGGGCATGCCGACGAGGGGGCCAGCCGCAGCCGACCCCCTCTCGACAACTGGGGGTGTTACAGAGCGGAACCGCTCGCGGACGTGCGGGCGATCTGGATTGCTTCCTGACGGAAGATGGCCCAGCCACCGTGCGCGTACCAACCGATAGGGAAGAAGCGCCGGAAGCGGTCGACCTGCGGGCCAACCACGATGTGCGGCTCTTCGACCATCGCTTCCACGATGCCCTGACGGCCGAGGAAGTAGGTGCGGTACACCGGGGTCGTGCCGCCGGCACCATCCGCGACCACGGTCGCACGCGGGGTCATGATGAAGCGGGCGCCCAGGTAGGAGCCGACCTCCGCGTTGTAGATGTTCTGCGGGTCCACGTAGTTGTGGGGCTGCAGCCATCCGGTGTCGGACACGACATCCACGGCCACATCCGGGTGGATGAGCGCGAGGAACTGGTCCATCGCGTCCTTGCCGTGGACGTTGCGGCGACGCAGCAGCGCCACCGACTGGCGGATGATGTCACTGTCCAGCTTGTCGCTGGCAGCGACAGAACCCTCCGCGAAGCCGTTGTGGTCCGACTTCAGGGTGCCGCCGTTCTTGCCGATGACGTGGGTCGCGCTGTCGTACACGTTCTGAACAAGCTTGTCCATCGTGTCGACCATGTTCTTGCCCACGATGTAGGCAATCGCCGGGTCCGGCGGGGCGAAGGCCAAGCGCTTGAGGCGCAAGGTCTCCAGCGTGCTGTCACCGTATTCGTCCACGGAGACGGTCACACGGCTGGGAGCCGGCGGCGCGGTGGCCGCGACATCCAACAGCTCATTCAGAGGAGTGGTCGCCAACTGAGTCTTTTCGTTGACGATGGTGAGAGTGACGGTGGGACCGGGGTTGGTCGGATCGACCGGGTGCTTGTCAACCGTCTGGCGGAAGATGGGGGTAGACCGGAGCTGATACTCCAGGAACTTGTCATACCCGGCTGCCAGAAGGTTGGCAAAGACGGTCCCAGCGTCAACAAGAACGTCAGCCATTGCTGTGTCTTTCTTGACGTAGGTTGCTTTGGGTTCGGCCTAGAGGGCGAACGGGTCAGCGAATGGGACCTCCGTAGAGGCCATTCGCCTGGGGCATGTAGCCCAGCTTCACCAGTTCGTCATAGGGCAGCGTGTTGAGCGCGTGAGCGATCTGCTCGGGATCACCGACGATCTGTCCAGTGACAGACGGGCCGGGAAGCTCGTCGGCGTTCTGGTGCATCGCGTCGTTGATCTGATCGACCGGCGAAGGGCCGGTCGGCTGGCTCGCGGTGGTGGTGGTTGACTGCCCTGCAGACTGTCCGGCGCCGAAGAGCGCCCTGTTCTCGTCTGCCCACTTGGTGACCGCGTCCTCGGAAACGTCCTCGGCGTTGTAGAACTTGGCGGCTGCCTCAGGAACTCCTTTGGCCTTCAGGAGTTGCGCGACCGTGGAGGTGCGCTCCTTGGCGCGGAAGGTGTTCAGCTCGGCCAGGGCCGTCTCCAGCTCCTTGCCTCGCTTCTCGAACTCCGCACGCAGATTGGCGATGCCGTTGCCCTCTTCGCCGTTGCCGTTTTCGCTGGACATAATTGTCTTGTCTCCCTAAGAGTTGCCGGATATGGCACGTCGCAAGCCAAAGACGACGACAGGGGGTAGTCGTCCCGCTCTTGCTCCCCATTGGTTACGAACTCAGCGCGGTGGGGTAAGGCGCGCGAGTCGGTACCGAGCCGTGGAGTTGCACCACGCTGAAGCGGTTCTATGTCCCGCGCTCGGTTGTCCTGTTAGTAGGACTGGCTGACGCCAAGCGAGCTGGCGTCGTGAGAGGCGCGCTCTGAAAAGAGCCCCTGCTCCTGGCTGTAGAGCCGGCGCTGCTTGTTGACAGCGTCCGACTGGCCCAGCAGGACTGCGTTCTCTTCCTGCTGTTGATCGAAGGTGGTACCGAATCGCTGAGCGATCTGCGAGTCGGTTGGCAGTGCGACAGAGATCTGGGCGTAGCCCTGCTGCGCCTGCTGCTGCGTGACGCCGTACTGGCCGAGCTGTTCAGCTCGGTCCCTGCCGTCAGTCAAGCCATGCTGGGCTGCAGCGCCACCAATGCCGACCGCGTTGGCGCGGTCTTGAATGACCTGTGTAGCGATCTTCGGGCTGAGGATGCCGGCGATGGCATCGCCCTTCGTGCCGTAATACTGCTGCCAAAGCGACTTCATCTCGGGGGGCGCATTCATGTACTGGTCGTGCGCGATCTTGGCTCGCGTGTCCAGTTCGGCCGGCGAGATGTCGCCACCGATGAAGTTGACGAAGTCCGAGTGCTGATCGAAGAAGCCGGACGGTAGGCCGTACTTCTGCAGGACGCCGCGGTAGGACGCTTCCAGCGACAGATACTGGGACGGGGTCAGTTCGGCCAGGCCGTTCTGCTTGCGGAGTTCGTTGCCAGCGAAGCGGGTCTTCCACTCCTTGGTGTTCTCCAGTTCAAGCTGAAGCTCCTGCGGGTTCTGGGCAACGCCCTGATGCAGGTAGCCGATAGCCGCGTTGTAGAGCGAACTGAGGCCCCACTGGTTGAGCTGCTTCTTGAGCATGTCCAGTGCGGACTCCT